ATCGGTTCTATCTTTCCATCCATGTTTTTAATTTGTAATATACCACCTTTGTAATCCTCAAAGTTAGATAAGTTTACAATCATAGATAATTTTCTCACAAGTCCGGGATAAGGACCATCAAGTTCTGGTGAATATATATCTCGGTGCCATTGGTAGTGTTGTCCTTTTGTATACTCAGTAAACTGTGGACACTGTAAGTTTGTAACATTAAATAAATAATCTTGTTTGTTTACTTCCGATGCAATCTCACATAGCTTTGGTACAATCCAATGATCCAAAGGATACCATCTTACTTTTGAGTTTCTATCTTTTTTAAGATCGGCTTCTTTTTTCCACATGACTCCCGCTAACTGCTCATCATACTTAGGAGATTCTTTAACCATCTCGTCACAAAGTTTTTCTGGAACAGCTTTGGGTATGGTTACAAAAGTTTTATACATCAACTACCTCACATGACCCAGCACTACAAGCAAGAGTTTGGGAGGACTTAGTGTTATCATCTTGTTCGTGTAGTGCTAAATCACTCCAGCTTATTTCATCTGGCTGATTCTTTTTTAACTTATTATAGGTACTATTGTCAATATCTTCGTAAGGTGCTTGTTGATATACATGTCCAAAGTTAGGTAGAAAAGATACCCCACTAAGATAATCAAAGTTTGTCCAACACCAATCAGCTACACCTAACCACTCATCTTCGTTTACCGATATAGTTATACTTGGTTTGTGTTCACACCAATGCTGCGCATATATTAACCAGTGGTCTAGTTGTTGTATAGCTGACCGTTGGTTACGAGTTATACAACGACTCGGTGCTTTCTCAACAAATGAAAAGACTGCCGTTGAATCTGGTTTCATAACACAATCTTCTGTTGGTATGTTTTGTGTTTGTAAGAATTGTGTTAGTGGATCTTTCTTATCACCTCTTACTCTTCTAATATAATGTTCGTTGTGTCGAGCATGAATACCTGATGCAGCATTAACTAATTGTGATACTGTACCAGATGGTTTGACACAAGTGATAGCCGTGGCTTGGTTAATACCAAATCGTTTCGCCCACGTCTTATTAACCTCAACAGCCCTTTGTTTCATCTCATCCAACAGTTGAGTTAACCGAGTTATGTTATGGATATCTCCAGCTAATATTTGATGGTCCATTATTCCTGTCAATGATACACCAAGAAGTCTTTCTTTTTCTGTAGTATCTTTCCATTGACGACGTAGGTATTTAAAGTTTGTCAATGTTGCCTGCATCGTACCAAGAATAGTGGCAGCTTCAACCTTATCAAGTAATGTTTCATCGGTATCGTCTGCACGAACAACAACTTCAGATAGGTTACAAAACTGAAAAGGTCTGAGAATTATTTCTGAACACGGATTAGTCCCAAACTCAAAATCTTCGTCACGTCTTTTGTTTCTACTGGCAACTGTCTTCGATGCTTGTCGATTAAATATACCACGTTCACCACTGCCAGATTTATATAGAGCTAACCACTCCTCCATAAATGTACCAATATTATCTGGTTTTGTTTCATATACAGCTGAGTTATTTGATAAAGCACGTTGAGACTCTACTCTATACCACTCTCCAGACTTAGCATCTCTCATATCTCTGTCATTAAGATCAGATAAACTTATCATAGCTGATCGTCTAACACCCCCAACTACAACAATCTCACCGACTTTACAAACAAGATCGTGACACTCTAATGAGGTAAGCTTTCGTCCCTTCGCTTTAGTAAAGGTTTCTTTTGCAAAGTTGAAGAGATCCACGAGCGGTGCAGGACCTGAAGCACGGCCGCCGAAAGTGTGAAGTCGTGCCCCTGAAGGTCGCACGTTAGAAATATCCCACCTGGGGATTTGCCCGGCATACAATAATGTAATGACCTCCCGAAATGCTTTAGCCCAACCAAGTTTAGAATCTCTGACCACGACCACAGATTCTGTATCGTGGAAATCATCAGCCACACTAGGCAAAAGTTCTGTATATTTTTTTTCAACACTGAAACCAACTCCCGTCCCACACATAAGTACGTAAAGTATTTCATCAAAAGCTTTAGGATGATCTACGGGTACATAAGAACAATTATACCCTGCTATGTTTTCTTTTTCCAAGGCGGGTCCAGCTGTCATGAGTGCTCTCATAGAGGGCATAACCTCTAAGTTTAAAACTTTATTTTCCAGATACTCTCTCGTCTTTTTATCTATCTTATACAGACAATTCTTTTCTATTTGTTTCTCAAAGAAATCAAAGTAACGAGACACAGTTTCGTGCCATTCTTCTCTTCTCTTTTCGGTGGGTAACCATCTAGCATATCTAGACTTGTGAATAAATTGTTGATAAACAGTTGGTAAAGTCGTCATCGTCTCCCTTTCATTTTAATTATGTTTCTAATATGTGTTAATGTCATGACCACGTTGAGCAACATCATAAAGTATAGACCCTCTTGTATCGTCCATGCCCACCAAAAAAGCTGTGAACAAATACCAAACAATGGTGCTTTCAGTGATCCGTTACCATACAAATAAACTGATACACATGCGCTCAGTGAACAGATTATTTCAAGTATCGGAACCTCAGATACTATCATTCTTTTTCTAGTAATTCAATATATCTATTTAAATACCATCGAGCTTTTTGCAAGTCTTCTAATCTCTTGCCTTTGTAGTTACACCTCCACGTGTATTTCATAACTTGACCACGTAAGTAGCCACGATATTCTTCAGGTGTAAGTGCAGCCTCGATGGCTTCGATACACTCAATACCCTTGTCATTATATTTATAGTGGGGTGGGTTGTTTACTAAATCGTCTGTCATTTTGCCTCCTCTTTGTGGGTCATGTTTAGTAAAACATTTAATCTCTTTCTCTGAAACTCTGTGTTGGCAGGCTCATTAATAAGTTTCCTAGCGAAAGAACGCACTTGCTGATAATTAAGGCCAGCAAGATCACAAACATCAACAAACCAAGTAGCAGTGACACCAACACTTTTACTAAACCATCGTACAGCATCCTCCCGAACTTGAACAGATTCTTTAGAAACGTTTTCATTTTCATTACTGGCATCCAATAAAGCTTGGTAGATAACGGCTCTGAACAATGCTCTTTCATTCTCTCCCTCTCTACTTACCTCTGTGATCGTATCGAGTGTAGGGTCGATAGCAATCCGGGTTTGGTTTGGGTTTAACAAATATGTCTGTTGTGTTGATTTCTTTTGATCTTTCATCTATCCATTCCACTGGTACAAATCTATCTGCCCATATAAAATTATTGTTATTAAGCCAATCACCATAAGTTGTTTTACTAGTTTTGTAAAGTTTATTTCTAGAATTCTGTAATACAAATCTAATATCTAAATCTGGTCTCTGTTGTTTTATATACAGATGTTTAGCTCTGTCTTCTTTTGTAAGTTGTCCTTTGAGTTCTATTATAATACCGTTTGATAATATAATATCTGGAGTATATGTTTTTCGAATCGCTGGGACTACATAAGGTATGACTAGGGCTTCATATTCAAAGTCAACTTTATCTTCATTAAGCTTACCACAAACAGTGGCTTCAAAGATAGATCTATAAAATCCTTTTTCTTTGCGCAGTACACTCACGGGATATCTTCTGAAACATTAGGTTCATTAACCACCTTGGTTAACCATCGTGGTCCTTTACTATAAATAAACTTCCGCAGTCCTTGCCCATCGTTAGCATCAGACCAACAGTCAGTTTTGTATGCACAGTATGAACACCCTACACTTAACTTCATATTACCGGACGTTCCGTCTGGCTCTTCTTCATAACATTTTGGTGGTGGTTTATTCTTATCTTTTAGTGCACTTCTTAAATGTTTAATTCTTTCTCGTGCATTTGGTACATCAGATTTATCTGGGCGACACAGTGCTAGTGCCCCGCTTTGTTTATCGATAGCAAGAAAAGCTACCTCATCATTGTTATTAGCCGCTGAGTATGCAGCAATCTGATGAAGATATCCAAAGGCATCAGTCTCTGGTGTAATATCGTTGTTTCTAAATTTTCTAAAACCAAATTGTGATGCTGACTTAACATCAACAACAACCCCATCTATCACGGCATCTTGATGGCCAGTTACTCCGTCAAGTTTTAAAGTTCTCTGCTCATCAGTAACAGAATGACCTGCCGTTTTAGATAGTAATAATAATAATGCTTCTAACATATGCCCATATAAAAACTTAATCCGTACATGAGCCGGCATATGTTCTCTTAATTCTGGTTTATATAACTCATACCATAATTGACGATCTGGTTTACCGAGGCTCGACATGCGAATACCTCGGCTACCAGATTGTTTTTCTGTTAAGTAAGTAAGAACAGCATCTTTCATACTCTCTGCAAATTTATTTAAATCATGTGGTGTTGGTTTTCTATCGTTACCTTCATCAAACAATTTGTAAATATCTTTTACAAGAGTATCTATGCTTTTCTTACTAGACATTAGAACGGAAGGTTATCGTCTTCCAATTCATTTTTAGATGCGCCATTAGTTGGAGCCTGATATCCAGACTCCTCATCGAACTCATCTAAATTTTCAGAGGGACTATACTCAACTAGTTTAACTACTTGCACAGCTGTTAAAGATGCACCGACACCTTTGTTGCCTCCGACATTATAATCATAAGTATCAAAAGCTACGTTTACTAACGAGCCATTACCAATTAAAATATCAGAACTAATAGGTGTTCTTTTAGAATCTACAACACGAGGTGCAGAGTTCTTTGTACCGTCTTTACGAGTGTACTTTCTTTTG